CGGAGGTAGTAGATCTGCATGGCCGAGTGAACAGCAACGAAGGTATTTGCAGAGTCATTTTGAACTGAACCTTGAAGGGCTCCACCATAATACTCCTGGTACTTGATGTAAAATTCAAAGGCAGTATTCGCTTCAACCTCTTCGAGAGACGGAGGAAGGCTCCAATCCGCATAGGGGAATTGGCGAATGATGTCAGAGATATCGATGATCGCTTCGCCCGTTATCGGGTCCGGAGAGTATCCGAAAGTAATTCCGGCCAAACTTGCGCCGCTAACAACTCCGAATGGCTCAACCTCGACTTTCCAATCTGTGCGCTGATTGTTATTGTTGAAGTAGCCTGAGGTTGAAGCCCCGACATAAGGAATTGTCGTAAGAATTTTTGTATTACCTCCGCTGAATGACGATGTGGCACCCGTTGAACAGGCATTACGGTACAGGCTGTTATCCGCTGAGTAGAGATAAAAGTTTGCGGTGATGGTAGGATAATAGGAGAGAAGGTTAATGCCATTGAATTGCACCTCAACAAATCCGCCATTATTGTTTAACTGCGTGTAGGTGTTATCCGATCTCCGGATTCTGTAAAGGATCGGATTGCGAGAAGCCGTAAACTTTGACTTGGTTACGCCGTTGACAGAATCAGGCCTTGCCGCTACTAATAGCCCCATGGACTTCTTGTTTAAGTTGTTGAATGAATCTTTCGACGAGTATCTTTTTCCACTTCGTCACGATCTCAGAGAATGCTAAGGCCGGGCGCCGTCCCATGAAAATGTCATTGCCTCTCTGTTGGATCTTACGGACAATCAGAAACGCAAGGGACTTCAGGGATATATCGATCGGCTTAATACCTTTGTCCTCGAGCCACGCCATGATTGTTTTGATACCATCACGGAAGGGGCCAGGCTTCCGGCCGTGAATTTGAAAATAAATATGCGCGGAACCTTTCAGATCACCCTCAGCTGCCTCCGATTCGGTTTTCAAGGAGTCTGCAGATTTACCACTTGCGCGAATGCCTTTGGAGATTTGATCTTTGACGACATCAGCGCTGACGCCCTTGAGAATACTATCGATCAGATCCTTGCAGTTCATACAGTGTAAGCTCCCATTGAAGTTTTGACACGCCAGACAAATGAGGTCCCGACCCCAAGTAGTGCAGCGTCAAATTTTTGGTAAACATTTTCCGTCTCGAAGTCATCAACCCCGCCTTTATCCTCCTTATCCTCCCATACAGATAGCGGTGACTTATTCAGATTGTAAACAAGATTTTCGACAAGTTGCCGGCATCGGTTGACGTCGGCGTTTACCTCGGCGCTCGAATAGTCAATCGTTGGGTTGCTAAATTGATTCAATAGCATACCCACAATCGGCATGCGCCTGGTGATCATTCCATGTTCCTTGACCTTGTATTTGCTTTTGTCATCAGCGAAATAAACGAATACTGGAAACTCGACGTCCTTCATGTGGTCAAGTCCAAAGTTTGCCTCGAAGAGATTGGCTTCCAGGAATGAGCATTTTATTCCGAGCTGCGTAGTGACTACGCGTTCGAGCTCGAGGACCGCAGGATCTTTAACTTTTGGTATTGGCATTTTCCGGAGGAAATAAAATTTTCTTTTTAGTTAAGTACCGTTCCTGATATTCACTTTGCCGTTGCCACAAAACGAAGTATGGTATCACCTCGTTGAATGGTTCTTGCGCTACTACTCTGGGTAACTTTCCGTATGCCTTGGCATAAAGGTCAAGGAGGGAAAGCTCATATAGTGGTTCCAGTTTATCGGATTCAGCGGCCTTTGCAACGATCTTACGTTCGCGCTCAGGTTCTGAATCCACTGGTTCCATGAGAGCAAGCCATACCTTCCAGAGTTGTGCAGCTTGCTCAAGTAAAAAAAACCGACTGCAAATGTTTGCCATATCGGCAGCTCGAGGATCTCTTTCTCAAGTGTCATAGCCTTGTCATGATTGTAGGGTCCTCCATCGACGAGTGGCTGCAGATATACCGAACATGCCAAGCTGATCAGCTCCTCAAGGTTCTCGGCGGTTTTCATCGCCCGACGTATATGCATGTTTTGTTCAACGGTCAACGCTTCCAATTTTTTCGGAACGCTGATGAGTTGTCCGCGAAGCTTGATCACTTCAACCTGATCAGATTTGAAGTACATCGCCTGCTCGTACACAAAAGCTGTGCATTGATAAATGATAGCTTCCAATTCCGGATCTCGGCTTTCGAGGACATCCTTGAAAGGAGTTTCAGTCAAGATGCTGAAGAGGAGGACCTGATTACGTTCCTCGATCGGCTTCTTTGGCTCCCAATCCTTGACGATGCGCTGAAATATCCGTGTGTTGCACTCCTGCCAAGAGGTAATACAACGAATATTCATGTTGTCGTTTGCCTTCAGTGCAAGCATGTCAGTAGAGGCTATATGCCCAAATTCCAATTTTATAAAGCAGCTTTAGGACTATAACCACGATCGGCGTCGCGAAGGCTGCAATCACGGCGCACACAACGAACCTGATAAACAGGCCCGAGAGGTTGACGAATAATTGTTGAAGTTGTCTCATGATCTATTTTCGGTTTTATCAAACTCTGATTGTTCCAGGAACATTTGCGCGATGATGTACTGTTCTTTGGGTCCACCTTCTGCCATGATTTCTTTTGCCATGCGATTGTGTGCCATCTCGTATTGTTTCCATTTATTGTAGCGGTTATTGATGTCGAAGGTCTGCGAGATCACTTCACGCATTACGCAATTGTTTTCTTTGTCGTTGATCAGCATCACGGACCAATACGGCAATTGCTTTTGATCAACTTTAAGTTTAGTGACGATGATCATTTGTTAGCCCTCATTATCGGTTCGACATTGTCCGCTGCAGGTTGAGGCGGAGGAGTATTGGTCAGGATCAAGACCGCGACTTGAAATGCCTCGCGTACTGCAATAGCCTGGCGATGTTGCATTTTAAGATTGTAGCACTTCCATAATCTAATTGGGTTTGTGTTTTTATGCCACAATTCCAAGCGATCACACTCATCCTGCGCGGCCTTTAGGTTCTTGATCATTTCGTCAACAACAACCCTAAGGCGAGTGTTTTCGAAGTTGGTTATTTCATCAATGACGGTTTGCGCGAGTCTTTGACATTCACTTCGTGAGGTCATGAATGCTGACTTGCCGTTTTGGATGCGCTTAGGCCAAAGAATGGTAGCAATAAGATCGTTAATCACATTGCACCAAAGCTGATGCGCGGTGATTTTTTGAGGTTGTCCGTTTAGGGTTGTCATTGGTGGTAGTGGTTTTTACATTGAATCTATAGTCCTGCCATTGCTGGCCTTCTGAACAAATGAAGTCACGAAGCTGGGCCCGGTTGCCTTCAGCTCGAAATACATGCGCATGATGTAGGTGTCAGCGTCGTCGGGAGATCTCTCCAGGAGGGTTTTGACTTTTTCCTTCGGTACAATTCCCTTCCGGCCTTCCTTGTCGACGTTCTTCTGTTTGATCTGCTCGAGTTCTTCGGTGAGCTTTTCCTGAACGGTTGCCTCCGCGTGTGGCTCATATATTTCGTTCCCGTTGATCTTTTCCGCGAGCTTGAAAGCGCATTGGCTTTTTAGGTTCTCGTAGCTTTCACCGGGCTTGGTATTAATCGCGGTTGAGTTTGCAACAAAGCCTTTGCAGCCTGGCAGGAGGTCAACAACTCCGCCGCCTATACCGTCCTCGTCAACCAAAACATTTGACATCGGGACTTGATGAGTAGTTGCGAGCTGACGGATAGCATCAGCGACTTCCGTTGTTTTCTTTTTGGTGAGCTCGAGGCGAGCAATAACGACCAGGCCATTCCAGACACGGATTACACTCTTGTCCTTGCCGAACCTGGCCACGTCGGCGGTGATGTATTTTTTCCCTGTAGGCTTTACGAATTGGTTTGTAAAGATGTTGATGATCGCATCGTATTCGATCATTGCCGCAGGATCGTCGTCGTACTCCCAATTGCCGAAGAGTAGGCGTTCCTTTTCACTGAGCGAGAGCGAGCGCCTCAGGTTCTCGAGATATCCCTCGGGGAGTTTCTTATTGTCTTCCGGTAGTGCCTGAATGAATTTCCTCCATGGCTCGATTGTCCCGTCCTTGTACTTTTTGTAGTAGTCACGATAAAGGTAATTTTTGGAAGGGTTGCACGTCTGCAGGAGTTTCCCGGGAAGTTTATAAACGTCATTTTTCCAACGGCCTATCGATGCTGCAAGATTGTTCTTTGCAGCGACTTCGAATTCGCCTGCCTCCTCGATCCATCCTCGTGTCATTTGCATAGAGCCGAATCTGTAGAAGAGAGGATCGGAGGGTAAAGTCTTTGCGTCGAGTAGGTACACCTTAGATCCGTTGTACAGGTTGAAGAGATTATCTTGGCCGTTATAGGTGTAATATTCCGGACCCAGGTTCCAATGCTTGAAGACTTCGTGAATGGATGGGATAGTGTATTTACGGAGGTCGTTAAGTTTCTTGCGGGCGATAAAGTAGTGTGTGCCTGGGTAGGTGAGCGCGTCGCCGAATGTCAGCGACACCCCGAGATAAGATTTACCGGACCCTTTCGACCCTCCATAGGTGATATCGAAAACCGAGGGATCAGTCCAAAGTTTGGCGACCTGCTTTTGTTTATCGTTGCCGTGGGTGTCAAAGGTGAGGAGCATTATTAGAAGTAGCTTGATCATTTCACAATCATTCCGGTTATATGGTGATCGATATCTCCGTTAAACTTCGTCTCGCTTTTATCTGTCAGGCCCAAATCCCGGGCAATTATGTTCGCATTGAATGCGCCAACGGCAGCGCCTTCGAACTTCTGGGTGTAGCAGATTTCCTTTATATGCGTGATGATCGGACTAAAATCTTTGTCCTTCTCGTAACGCTGGAAAGTCTTCATTGAGATTCCTGCAAAGACACATAGGCCGGAAAGGGTGTAAGGTCGAGCTGTAGGAAGGTTGACAATACTGCCGGCTGATTCACCTCCTCGGACAAAATCCTTTTTAATCCATGGATTTTCGTCACACCATTGAAAGAACTCGTGAGCCTTCTGCAGGATCTCGTCAGGGGTGTAGATCTTATCCCTGCCGTCCTTGGTGCGATTTTTCCAAAACTGATTTCCTTCAGGCGCTGGCATGTTAACGGGGTAGTTGGTTCCAGTGCGCTATCTTCCACACTAACAGCGGAGGGATGGCGTACAGAATGCAGATGATGTCGAAGTAAACAAGTGATTGCATGGTATTACCGTGGTATTAGTGATGCGACGACGAAATAAAACAGTA